TTTGTTTATTACTAAATAATAAAAATGTATAAATGTGTTTTTTATTTAATGTTTCTAGAAATCTTTCAAAAATATTTTCACCTTCTATTTTTTCTATTTTTTCCCTGAATAATTTGTTATTGTTGTATAAATATTCAATATTTTGTTCAAACAATTCTCCGAATGAATATTCGCAAGACCATTTAGATTTATATGCATTCAATTTACGATGTGTTGAAATATACCATTTGTCATGGTGGAAAACTCTAACAGAAGTACCTTCAAAAGAATTGTATATATTACATTTATTTATTTGGGTGTCTAATAATTTATCTATTTCTTCATCATGTTCTCCTACAACATATTCATGAGTATATATAGAATTTACTAATTTTTTACCATTACATACAACTAACCCCCTGCATTTTTTCACAAATTCATCCGAGTCATTACCACAATTTAAATATGAATATAATTCCAACTCTCCATCATCATCAAATTTTTTTAAAACATTGCTGTATTTTTCAATATCAAATTCAAGTTCACCTTGATAATCAGAAATAACCATATTTTTATGATATATATATATATATTTAAATCTGATTATGTTTTATTCGTTTTTATATTTTTCATATAACGTCAATTTAGTATCTATCAACTCCAATATAGTATCTATGTCGCAAGAAAACTTTATATCACTCAAATACGTTTCTTTTAAATTCTGTAATCCAGTTTTGCATTTATTCAAATCATTCACTAAAATTATACACACGGGTTTGTAATATTCTTTACCTCCAGAATCATATATAGTCAAAATTTCAAATGATCTATGTACTGTATTTTTTATAAAATTTAATGTATTATTACGATTTTCATCATAAAACATTCGGGACAATTTTGTAATTATACCTTCTTTTTGAATATATAAATATTTAGTATTTATTTTATCACCAACTTGGAGTCTGGAAATGAATTTTAATTTACTGAAAATACTATGATCTTCCATATTTTATTTTTATTCGTTAACTTTAAAACTATAAAATTATTTCTAACATTTTAACATATTTACTAAATATTCAATATCAAGATTATTATTCATTATTTATAAAACTAATTATTTATAAATAATGAATAATAATAAATATATAAACAATAGCACAAAAAGTCCAAATCACGTTTTTTCACAAAATAATGGACAACTTAATATTACCACCCCTAAAAGTCCTTCTGATATTAAAGTGTTACAAACACCTGTTAATAACGACTTTATTATTAATAAAGTCGTTAAATGGAATAAAAAAATTGAAAATATTATCAAAAAAATATGTAACGACTCGGAATTTTACAAAAAAATACATATTCGTGTAGCCCAAAGGGCGTCGCATATGCATATGATATTAATGTCAATCGGGATTTTTTTTGGACCAATTTCAGGTATAATGAATACAGTAGAAACTGTTATGGATCCTAGTAGACACGCTATACTACCAATCATTTCCGCAATACTTGCTTTTTTGTCAGGTGTTGTTTTGACCGTTATAAAATTTGCAAGTTATGATGAAATCAGTATTTCCAATAAAATGACGGCGTGTAAATATAAATCATTAGAGATGAATATTAAACGTCAATTATCCCTAGATAGAAAAGACAGGATAGATGCAATGGAATACTTAAATTGGATAGGTAATTCTTATGACGAATTGTATTATAGTGCTCCACTTATACCTAATAGTGTATATAATAATTTCAAGAATTTTGACAACACGTCAAACTATGAACATGAAATTGTTATACCTGAAAATAAACTGGGACAAAGTTTTACTTTTGATATTGACGATGAAGAAATATTAAGTTCATTAAGATCAAAAAATATTTCTTCAACTCTAAGTGATAATTCTAAAAATGTCGACGAAAGTTATAAAATCAAACGTGTCAATACTGTCAATACTATAAATGATTTACTTAAATTTTCCGATGGAAGAATGATATATGAATTAAATAGGATGAACAAAAATTAATTTCCGTCTAATAATTTCCTATTTTGTCTCATCTCCATAGCTTTTTCCATTAATGTTTTCGCTCCAGTTTTTTTTACAGGTGTAGTAGTTGTTTCCAAAGGTGTAGTAGTAGTTGTTTCCAAAGGTGTAGTAGTTGTTTCCAAAGGTGTAGTAGTAGTTGTTTCCAAAGGTGTAGTAGTTGTTTCCAAAGGTGTAGTAGTTGTTTCCAAAGGTGTAGTAGTAGTTGTTTCCAAAGGTGTAGTAGTAGTTGTTTCCAAAGGTGTAGTAGTTGTTTCCAAAGGTGTAGTAGTTGTTTCCAAAGGTGTAGTAGTTGTTTCCAAAGGTGTAGTGTTTAACCATTCAAACAAGTTTTCAGAATGATATTTTTCAATTGTTCCATCGTTATATACAAATAATAGAACAGGAACCTTGTTCAACTCTATTAATTTAGATTTTGTAACAATTTTTCTGTTTTTTCTAGAATCTATATTTACAAAAATAATTTTGTGTTTATTAACAAGTTCTGTTTTCCCTAATAATTTTACAAATTTATTTGAAGCATTTGAATAAGAACTAATTAATAAATAACATTTGTAATCTAACATTTTTATATTTTTTTTTTATATTTAAATAATAATCTAATTAAATTATAAATGGTATATAAAACAATAAAACAAGATAATCATACTACATTAAGACATTATGGGTATGATGAAACAAATAAAAATTACAAAATGTTATTTTCAGATGAAGTGATAGAAATGATAATAGGTGATGTAAAAAGAATAATTTCAAAATACAATGGAGACGAATTTAAAATAAAATTATCCAAAAATACTATAATAAATGTTTTGAGTAGTGTTCATAAAAATTATAAACCTCCTGTACAAGATATGTTTTCAATACATAACAATAGTCATAATTATAATAAATTAGGTAAAGAGGAACAGATAATAAAAGAAACTATAGAGTTGGTTAGTAAGCAGTGTATAAATGAACTTGAAACTATAAAATGTAATAGTAAATTGAGTAAGTGGAATACTTTGTTGGGAGATTTTAACAAACTGGGTTTGCGATCACACGACCAAATAAAACTTCGTAATAGAAGACCTGCATCTTTTCAGTTCAATATGAAATATTGATTAAAAAAAATAATAGAATAATTAAATGTTAATAGAAAAAAAAAACATAAATGTTTTTCCAACTGATGATCAAAAAACTTTAATTAAAAAAATTTCCGTTTATTTAAATACATTACCTAGGTTTATATCTATAGATAAACAAGATTTGGAAAATTTTATTAAAACTGGTACAAAAGTAAGAGTTGAAAATTATCTAGAAATAATTAAAGATAAAACTTGGGGTGATGTAGAGAAACAAATATCAAAATTTGATATTGAAGAAAAAGAAGCTAAAAATGTATATATTGCATATTTGGATAATACTAGATTTGAAGATATTGAATACATGTATCTTATTTTTGGTATAGAAAAAATGGGTAAAGGTTTTGGTGAGTTCGAGAATATTTTTTCATCACGTGGTGATATAATTAAAAAAATAGACAATGAATTAGCAAAAAATAAACAATTTGTATTCGAATGGAATAAAAGTCAGGAAGAAATTATGAGTGTTTATGAAAAAAAAGAAATTGAGAACATGTATACTGAATTTCAAAAAGAAAAAATAGATACAAAATTTTATTTAAATATAGAAAATTTCAATTACGATAAATTATTTGATAGTATCCAATTATCAGAACGTGTACCTTATGTTGTTTATAAAGATAATATAAAAATTTTCAAAAAAATGATTATAGATGAAAATTTGGAATATGACAAAAACAAGGATGTTATATATTGTTATGTAAATGTTAGAGAAGATATAAGAAATGTATATATTGAAAAACTTGAAATATCTCACGATAATAAAGGTATTTATATGAAGTTTGAACATGATTTGGATAAAAAAAATATTAAATCAGAAGGTATCATCAAGATTTTTGATGAATTATTCCCAGATTTAAATTTAAATTTAAACAACATTATAAATAGTAAAGATATTCTAAATTTAAAAGGTATGTTTTATATTCCAGGCTTTGAATTGAATAAATATGTATTGAACGATTTGATAATGAATGATACTTTGTATTCTAATTTTATAATAGATGAAAAAGTTCAAACAGAAAAAGAAAGAGTTATATTTTCTTTTTCTAACAGGTTAACAGGGGAAGTGTTTGCAAGTATAACACCTGATGTTGTATTAGATAACACCGATATATTACTAAAAAAATTTCCTGGAAAATTTTCGAATAACATGAATTATGTTCGTGTAAGAGTTAATAAAGTTGAAGATTATGAAAAAATTGAAGAATTCCAAAAATTTTTATCCACTTATATGATATTATATACACGGAGAAAAGACGACATTATTGATTTTTATAAACAATTTATACCTGATTTTAATAAAAAATCATCTGAAGGTAAAACTGGAAAAAAATCAGAAAAATTGAAATATATAGTACCTGAAATTTTTCTCAATAGATATAGTAAATTATGTCATAAGATACCAAAAATTGTTCCAGATAGTGAATTGGATCAAGGTTTAGAAACTTACAGAGGTTTACCTGTTCTGAAATTTCCCGCTAAAGGAGAAATGGGGTTAGAAAGTAGAAATTATATTTGTACAGATGAAGAATATAAGTATCCTGGTTTGAGAGATAATCCTATGATTAACAAAGATTCATTCCCTTATATTCCTTGTTGTTATACACAAAATCAACTTGAAATAGAAGGTAGTAAATTAAGACATTATTTATTCGACGAAAAGTTATCTAAACATAAAGATATTCAGCAAGATATTTTTAAAACAAATAAAATATTACCTAAAAATAAAGTAGGGGTTATTGAATATAACACCAAAACTTTTTTAAAAGGAATATCTGATATAAATGATAAAGTAGACTTTTTACGTCTAGGTATGTTTTCTACTAAAAATAGTTTTATAGAATGTTTACTGACCGCTACAATACCAGATTTCGAAAAAGAAAACGATCCAGTGTTGAAAATTAGAAATGTTATAAAAGATATCGTTTCAGATATCCCTTTATTACAAATATGTAAACAAGAACTTTACGATATGACCACAGAAGATATACGCGATTATTTATTAAATGATGATAGATACAAAAATCCTCATTTATTAGTATCTTTGTTCGAAGAATATTTCAAATGTAATATATATGTTTTTACTGAGGTTGATGGAATAGTACAATTATCTATTCCTAGACATAGTTATAATTATTACAATAACAAAAAGTATGGGAAAACTATACTTTTATACGAACATAAACTGATGTCTGATTCACAATGTGAACTTATTTGTGAATCAAATGTAAAAAACAAAAAAATACAAAATAAAATTTTTACTCAAGAAAATTTCACCAAACAAATAAAAAATGTTTTTGATAAATTAACAAAAACATTTTATATACAAGACAAAGAACACAACATTTTCACTATACCAAATGAATATAAATTATTTGAACAATACATAGATGAAAAAGGTAAATGTAGACTTGTTAATATACAAAATAATAATGGAACAAAAATCTCAATCATAACTAGTCCAATACAACCACTTAGACTTAAAAATACAAAAGAACCCAATATTTACTTTTTAGAAATTAATAGTTTTTTACAAGAATTTCCAAAATTCAAAAAAATAAATGAAGATGAACAACATTATCATATAATATATAAAGATTCTAAATTTAAAATTATGAAAAAATATGACAGAGTATCACTACTTGAAAAATTTAGAAAAAATAAAAAAATTGCCAAACTATTATCTGAATACATTTTAAGATTGTATTCTATATTCCTAGATAAACAACCTGAAAAAAATAATATAGATGAAAATGTAAATAAGTTTTTTAACAAACATGTTTTCGTGGATGAAAATTTTATTTATAAAGATGACTATTTAAAAATATCTTTTGATAATTTTTTTATCAAAGAAGAAAAAATAATTTTAAATTCGGAAATATTATATAGGAAATTTTGGAATATGTTGTACCATGTTCATGAAAATAAACAAAACATTTTACAAAATTATAAAAACTTAAATAATTTACAATACTTTTACAAAAATTTAGATGACTACAAAGTTCAAAAAAATCACACTATACTTAAATTAAATTATGGATTACAATCAAAATGGAAAAATATACAAAAAAATACATTTAATATATATTCTCAGATTACATCAAAATATAAATCACCATTTTTACTAAATTATAAACTGCAAAATATACCCCACCGGAATTTCATAGTTTACAGGTCAACAAATATATTTGATGCAATAAATATCTCTAAAAATTGGCATGAAAAAAAATATTTCGACGAAACAAAATTCAACAAATATAATGAAATAAAATTTTCATTATATAATTATATAGAGTATAAAAAACAAGAAATACTCACGTTTAATTCGAAAAATGTAATATTACTAGCATACAAACATCAAAATATAGCACACTTTCTAAGTCTATTACCTATCTAATTCATAACAAATTGGAAATATTTTTCAATTTGGTTTTATATTTTTCATTTTCTAAACGCAATTTTTCAATTTCTAATGTTTGACCATGTAAAACTTTTTTAAGTTTTACATATTCATTATTTATATAATTTAAATTTTCGGTTATGTTTGTAAAATTTACCAAAATCGTATCTTCGTTTTTCTGTGTAGGTTCGGGTGTAGGTTCGGGTGTAGGTTCGGGTGTGGGTTCAGGTGTAGGTTCAGGTGTAGGTTCAGGTGTAGGTTCTGGTTCAGGTTCAGGTGTAGGTTCGGGTGTGTGTTCAGGTGTAGGTTCGGGTGTAGGTTCGGGTGTAGGTTCGGGTGTGGGTTCAGGTGTAGGTTCAGGTGTAGGTTCTGGTTCAGGTTCGGGTGTAGGTTCGGGTGTAGGTTCGGGTGTGTGTTCAGGTGTAGGTTCGGGTGTAGGTTCGGGTGTAGGTTCGGGTGTGGGTTCAGGGTGTCAGGTTCGGGTTCAGGTTCAGGTTCGGGTTCAGGTTCAGGTTCAGGTTCAGGTTCGGGTTCAGGTTCAGGTTCAGGTTCGGGTGTAGGTTCGGGTTCAGGTTCAGGTTCAGGTTCAGGTTCGGGTTCAGGATCAGAAGAATTATCATATTCTTCGATTTCAACTAGACTTTCGTCGTATTTGAAATTCCATTTTTCACATAATTCTAAACATTCTTGGTCTAATGGAATGACTTCTTTATCTACATATCTACCAATTACTTTTTTAATTTTTTCCGATTTGAAAATAAGTGTTGATTCTGGATGCCATATAGTAGAAAGTGATTTTAATTTTTTAAAAATTAATTTTCGTTTAGTCATTTTATAAAACATATCTAATTTTAAATAGATATATATAAATGGAATATATTATAAATAATTTAAAATATATTAAATATTTAATATATTTTAAATTACAAGATTTTATTTATTATTATTTTTATGAACAAAATATAGATAATATTATAAATAATCATTATAGTGTAATTGAACAAAAAATATTAAATAGTTGAAAATAATGTAGGTTTCAATAATAGATGTTGATACATATTATTTATTTCATCCGATATTTTTGAGAAATCAATTTTTGTAATAGTCGAGGACGGGGAAAGAATAATTCTATCTTTATATTTCCCAATTGTATTTTTATGTTTTTCGAATTCTATTTCGTAGTAATTTTTATCATATGTCATCAAAGAATTAACACGTTCATTTTTAACATTTTCAAGAATTTCTAAAATATATTCAGAACGTTTTATTAAAAAATCTTTATATTCTTTAACCATTTCCGAAAATATTTTTTTTTCAACTTTATTGTTATTCCAACAAGATTGAGGTGATAATTTAGTTTTTTTACAATTATATATATCAACTCTTAATTTTTGAGTTAGTAATCTTTCATACAAATAATCTAAATTTCTTTGTTGATTGTTCATTTTATAATTTATATTATTTTTATAAATTATAAAAAATATAATTTATAAAAAATGATTATAAATTTTATAATATTTACAACTTCTTTAGTTATTACAATGTTATATTTATCAAAAATTAAACCTGAATGGTTTTTAAAAATTACGAAATCTGTACATATAGATAAAACTTTGATGATATTGACATCGTTATTATTTAGTTCAATTATTACTATAATATTTATAATTTCTAAAAAATATGTAGAAAAAAAAATTTTTGAGAATTATAAAAAATATCACTTTTTACCCATGTCAAGTAACAAGAATGATGTATGAAATCAAACTTAAAATAAATAACGAACTCGCGATTACAAAAAATTCAATTATAATATCTTTAGTTTTTTTTTCGTTGAATTTAATATCTTTTTTAGTAAATGGTTTATATTTTACAAGCAAAAAAATCAATATAATAAATATAACTCCAATATATATATATTGTATAATATCATCTGAAGCAGAAGTATAATCTTCATTAACAGACGGTTGGTTGTCATCTAGGGTAGAAGTATAATCTTCATTAACAGACGGTTGGTTGTCATCTAGGGTAGAAGTATAATCTTCATTAATAGACGGTTGGTTGTCATCTAGGACAGAAGTATAATCTTCATTAATAGACGGTTGGTTGTCATCTAGGACAGAAGTATAATCTTCATTAATAGACGGTTGGTTGTCATCTAGGACAGAAGTATAATCTTCGTTAGAAAAATCAGTTTCCATTTATATTATTTTATTTTTTTTAAATAATATTTTAGTGTTAAAATATTATTTAAGTTTTAGTTTTAGTAATTAGTGTAATATTTAAAATAATTCACTTTGAAATTAAATTATTGAGGTTTTTTAACACCTTTCACACTTTTAACTTTAAGAACCCGTTTAGGTTTTTTAATAGGTGTAGGTTCAGGTTCTATTTCTGACAATTCTTCTTCATCTTCTTCGTTTGAAGGAGGTGTAGTATTTAATGTAGGTTCAGTATGATTATTTGACGCAGACAATAGATTTCTTGAACTTCTTAAAAGTCTTCTAGGTCCTGATTCTAAAGGTTCAACTTCAGCTTCGTAAAGTTTTATTTGAAGTGAAATTTTATTTCCAATAAAAATAGACTCTATTTTTACAGCTCCCCTAGCGTAACAATATTTACCCATCAAATCTTCCCCGTTAACATTTTCACCATTTTTGTTATAAAAAGATGTCAAAATTTTAATACCTTGTTTTTTAGAAATTAATAATTTGGCATATAACACAGGACCTACACCCTGAACAATTTTCCCTTTTTCTCTTTTCCAGTAAAGAGGATTGAATTTTTTTAAATCTCTTTCATCTAGTTCATATTGTTCTAATTCATCTCTATTATCTAATAAATATTTTTTACATCTATCAACAATAGAATTAAATACATCTGTCCATTTTTTTTCATTTTCCGTAGGATTATCTCTATTCCATAAACATAAGGGCATAACATACCCATTTACCGCACCTGAATCCATACTTACATTTTCACTTACACCGAAAGAAAATAATCTCTCTGTGGGGATAATTAAATCACCAATAGTCCCATCCATATTTCTAGTTTGAATATTTACTCGTTTATAATTTATAGCTGGTTTACTATCTGGGATAGTTCCTACCTGAGGCTCGGAGAAAATAATGTTTTTTACATTGTAGCTATTAGCCGAATTCAATTGAGTATTATTCATTCTTTTTTATTATATTTTATTTTTTTAAATATCAAATTCGATTTTATTCAACCATGTTCTCTTGTGTAATTTTCACAGGTAAAATTTCAAAATGACCTAATTCGGTTTCTTCTAAATTTTCATTCGGTTCAGGTGTAGGTTCAGGTGTAGGTTCAGGTGTAGGTTCAGGTGTAGGTTCAGGTGTAGGTTCAGGTGTAGGTTCAGGTGTAGGTTCAGGTGTAGGTTCAGGTGTAGGTTCAGGTGTAGGTTCAGGTGTAGGTTCGGGTGTAGGTTCAGGTGTAGGTTCAGGTGTAGGTTCGGGTGTAGGTTCAGGTGTAGGTTCGGGTGTAGGTTCAGGTGTAGGTTCAGGTGTAGGTGTGGTTTTTAAATTTCTATCTACTTTATGTTTATTTTTCGGTTTAGTATTATATTTTTTAGGTATCCATATTTTTTCATCAAATATATTATTTCTATTTTTTAATTCATCAACAATATTACAAGATGGTCTTTTAAATGAAAATTCCATACAATATCTTCTTATAGAAATAATACATATATTTAATTTTTTACAACCTTTTTTTAAGAATAACATTTATTATAATAATTTTAGTTTTAAAATTATTATTAATAAATTATTCACTTTCAACCACGATATCTGGTCCTACCCCACCAACACCTTTTACAGAATATTGATTGGAATATCTAGAAACCGGGTCTACGTTATAGTTTGATCTTACAATAGACCCTGTTAAACTTTGTAATTTTTCCGAATTTTCTTTATTTTCCATAAAGCTTAAAGCACCAGGGTTCAAATGGGCCGCTGGTTGTGTTGATGCAGAAGGAGTAAACCATTGTCCAGATTGAACATTGCTATCTGGACATATGTAAAGATCACCTCTAATCCAGTCGGAATTTTGGAGTAATCTACTTTGATTAGATACAGTGAATAACCTGTCCATGTTTACAACTTGTTCTGGTTCTTCAATTAAACCGGAACCTAAAGCTTCTTGTTTGTTTTCTACACCACAATCTTCTGCGAGTGGTTCGATAGGAATTCCCAATTTATCATCACTTGGTAAGTTTTGAGTAATATTAGCATGATAATCTACAGGGGCGGCCCTGGGTGCTAGATTGGATTGTAAGTTCCCCGGGACTGCGAAATATTGTTGTGAACCTTCTGGGTTGGATGTTGAAATTACGTTATGTACATGTCTTACAGAGGGCATATCTACATAAGATTCTAAAACTTCGGTTTGGTTAGTATCTTCATTTTGTTTTTTATATAAATAAAAATATCCTGCGACACTAACAGTCAATAAAAGTATAACTAATAAAATTATTTTGACATTTAACATTTATTATATAATAAAATAAAAAAAAATTACAATAAAATATTTTTTAAAAAATATTTTATATTTATATTCAAAACGTAAATTGAATTTTGTGTAATTATAATATTTTCGAATAAATTATTGTTATTATCTTTAAATATTTTACGAATATTTAATTTATCTTTTAAAAAATGTTCATATAATGTATTTATATTAGTTTCCTGATTTCTAAAAGAATTTTTTAAATGTTCTGATAAGTTTTTGTAAATATGTAAAAATGATGGTTTGAATGTTATATGTTGTTTTGATAAATAACGTTGTAGAAACAAATTAGTATTTTTCAGTATGATAGATATTTCTTGTATATGATGAATAGAAAAAAGTGTATTTCCTAAGTTATTATTATCAATAGTATCCAAAACTTTTTTAATTCTTACATATTCTTTCAGGATACCATTTATTTTGTGTTCTGGATTTTTCCCAGTTATAAAATCATATATTTGTTTTTTTGAAAGAACATGTATATTTTTTGTTTGACAAGGTGATAATATGTTGATATTGGTGATATTGGTGATTATTTTAAAATTTTTACATAAATGTTGGATAAAGTTAAATATATAAAGAGGGTCATATTGTTCAAATTGTTTGTTGTATTTACAGTCGTCGTAGTTAAATAAGTATCTATTTAGTTTATGGTATTTTAAGAAATATTTTATATCTATCAACGATGTTATGTCACGATAATTGGATGTAGTGTTACAGGTTTCAATTTTTCTGAATAATTGAAAAAAATATATCATTTTTGTAATGTCATGTCTTTGTATATTTTTTTTCAAAATTTTATTAAAAGAAGAAATAATAATTGTGAATATATCTTTAAATTTTCTAAAGATATATTTTTCTTCAAAAGGGGAGTGGAAGTATTTTTTGTTTTTATATATGTTAGTTTTGAAGAAATTTTTGATAATTGGTATTTTATCGGATTTTATATTGTATATTAATTCAGATGTTATATAATATTTAGTTTCTATAGGTTCCGAAAGTTTATGGATAACAATATTATCAGTAGTTAAATGATTATGAACAAATCCATGTTTATTTTGAACATATTGTAATGATATAGATATTTGAAGTAATATGATAAAGAATTCGTCTATATTAAAATATTTACTATCTATGTAGTCGGTTAGTGTAAAATCATCCAATTTTTCAAAAACCGTTTTAATAGTATTTTTTATTTTATATGAACCATGTGTGTAGATGAAATTTGGAATGTATTGTAAAATATCATTTATGATATATTTACCTATATATACACTATTTGATTGGGAATTATTTTGTACGATTTCGTATATATCATTTACATTTTCTACATTTTCAAAGGTTGTATTGTCGGTATTTTCGAATATTTTCTCAAATGTTTTTAAATGATTATATGTTCTATGTAGAATGAATTCGTCTATATATTTAATAGTTATAGTGTTTGTAGTATTACATTTTGTAAATTCAGGAAAAATAAAGTCAGGTTTGTTTTCTCGGTGTAAGTAATCCCCCATTTTATTTTTTAGTTCAAACATTGTTTTTTGTAAATAGTCTAAAATGCTGTTTTTATTCAAAAATTTTGTATGGAAAATTTTTGCGTTGTTGGATATTTCTTTACATTTGTCATCATTTTCTCTACACCATTTAATTTTTTCTACTATATCTGACAAATTTTTATTCACAGGTACATAGTGAGTCCAAGGTTTTAAATATTCCGAAAACCACAATTTCCATTCAGATTCCACCATTAAGATTACAGAACCCATAGAAAGTTCTGTGGACAATCTAAATGCAGAAACATAACCGTCAATATGAATAATATATTTATATTCCGAGTATTCCTTATAGGATAAGTATGGTTTTGTCCCGTAATCTTTCATATAGTTTGTATTTACATGTGATAGGAATATATTATCGGAAGATTTTCTGGGTCTCAAGTTCCATTTAGTAATACCTACATCCAATAATTTCTTATCTTCTTCATCTATGATATTGTGGTACGTATAAATAAGATTTATTCTTGGATTTGTTATATGATCTACACCAATTCCAGAATTTGAACCTCTAAAAACTGCAATGGGTTTTTTAGTTTCCCAGGGAGTATCAAATGGTTTATCGAAATCTTTACATGTTTTTATAAACCATTTATTTTCCTCACTTCTAATTTTTGCCCAATCGTCATAAGTTGGTGATAATATGTCTGCGTAATTACTTTTTTTAGACATTGATAAAATAGGTATATATTTATCATATTTATGAGATTGGAGCGGTGTGTTTTCACCCCATATATTGTCGTATGGTTCTGTTTCATCGTTCTTTAATAAAGGAAAGTCTCTTCTATTAATAAAAAAATCAATATCTGGTATTTTACGGTTTTTACACATTTCTATAATCATATCCTTAATAGTTGGAACATTTGTATCTCTTTCCACCATAGGGTATTCAAACCTAAACAAGCCATTGTTCGAATACCATTCGTGAATATTATCGTTTATCCACCTAGGATTAAATTTTCTTCCTTCTTTAAAGTTTAAATGTTTCATAAGATCTTTAAATTTATGAATATTTTCGGATAGATCGTCAGTTTCGGAATTGATTTTTATTTTATGATACCATTCATTTTCAAAACTATCGTTTGAAAATGGTAGAAATACTTTCAAATCATTATTTCTAATTTTTACATAGATGCCTTTTTTAAATTTATAAAATAAATATTTGAAAGTATTTTGGATTTCTTGTATATTTACATCTTTGAACTTATCACTCACATCTAGATTCAAAGATGTAAATATATTATCAGTTTTTATATCTTTTATAGAAAGTGTGTGAGTATTTTTATCATGTGTATATTTGTACCTGTTGAATTGTTCTTCGTCTCCTGCGTGAAAAACAACATGATCAAAACGAGGATATCGTTCATTACAATTCCAAACATTATATAGTTTAGTTTTGTTTTCACAGATATCCCTGGATGTGTAATAGTTTGGTTCTTTTTGGAAACAGTCTGTAGACGTCATTAGTAATTTATTTTTATCTTCGAACTTATAAATTCGATTTTAATTTAGTCTTAACATTTCACGTCTATTTTTTTTCGAATCTAATAATTTCTTAATCAAATACACTTTTTCATATGGTGAGTATTTATCATTGTACATATTATAACATTTACATAAATTTAAAAAAATATATAAATCATAATCATCTTTTATGTATTCTTGAAAAAATATTTTTAAATGGTAATTTTCCATAAGATTAGAGAAATCGCGTAAAAATTTGTTTTTGTTATATATATATTTCCCCATTTTTTGTTTATCTACATTTTCAGTAATTTTAGTTAATTTATTCATTTATTTAGTATAAACAAATATTTAGATATAATAAATGAATACCACCGATGAATCTTTAACTATTATAGGGTTGTTGGAAGAAAATAAAAATAAAACAACTAGTAAAATATTAACTAAAATAAAAAAGGATACTGGTTTAGATGATAATTTTTCTATCGACAATATACGTATTATATTTAATTCTGTTAATAATTTAGTGGTCAAAAATGGTAGAAAGTTTGACCAAAAATTAATGATAAATAGTCTTATCGCTATAATGAAGATAGTAGATAAGTATAAAAGTGTAAAAGGTCCAGGTAAAAAAAAAATCGTATTATATATTCTTAAAATTACATTAATAGATTTTTTCAAAAAAGATAAAGAAACAATTGAATTTTTAGTAGATAATATAGCACCTGAACTAATAGATACATTTATAAATATAGACAAGGGTGAAATAAAAATTAAAGTTAGAAATTTCCTAAAATTTTTTAAAAATTTAATTTGTTGTAATAAATGCAAAAAGAAAACCGTGAAATAATATACAAATTATGTAATCATAAATGTAAAAAAATTTATGATTGTGATATATTTTTATATAATAACAAAAAATCACATTATTATAATGTATGTCGAAAAAAATTAGACGAATGTATAATTTATTGTAAAAATATAGAAATGTATAAATTATCTAAATTGCGTCCTGTATAAAAGATAACAAACTAGATAATTTATACAAAATTGTCAATCATTAAATTGTATCTATTTTATGTTTTTTAAACTTATAATCTTGTTTAAACATAGGTTTATTTACAAATTTATCAACCATTAAACTTATATATTTTTTATCTTGTTCAGTTATAGGTTTTTTTAAGATATTTTTTAATGGTTGTAAAATATTTTGTAATTCTTTATTAATTCTTGAATTATTTTCATTAATATAATTTGCACCATTTATAATCTCGTCACCTAAATTTTTTACTAAATATACAGAAATTTTATCGAGTAAAGGTATAAGCCATTCAAAACTGCAATTTTTTTGTTGTAATGGTAAATCTTTAATATTACTTATAATGGAATTTATAGCGTTTTTATTTTTTGAATTATTGAGACCTTTGATATCATCAATAATTTTCCTCTTTGAAACCATAATTTCGTCTTCAAATTTTCTTTTTTTTGAATTATTGAGACCTTTGAGATCTTCAAAAATTTTCCTCGTTGAAACCATATTTTCGTCTTTAAATTTTCTTTTTTTATAACTTTTAATCGTTTCAGATAGTTTTAAATTATCTAAATTATTATTTTCATTATTTTTTTTCGTATATTTTACTATGAGTAAAACTACAATTAATAACAATACAATTCCTAAAATTATATATAAATTATTTTTTTTCATAATTTATATATACAAATATTTTTTTTCATAATTTATATATACAAATATTTTTTATTTAAGAAAGATGTGGTTTCAAATAAGACTGTAAACGATAATATGTCAAAGGTTCTTTTTCTTTACCTGGCTTGTACTTTAACAACTTTGATAATTTATCATCTACAATAATTTGTCTACGATCTTCTGGATTCTGTAGATTATTTTCTTTGATATAGTTACATAAATATTTAGTAACATCTACACGAGATTTTGTTTCATTTAACCCCCAACCAGTAAATAACGCGATATCTTTGGAGAATTTTACAGGTTTCAAAAACCCAGAATTGGGATTTACATTTTTCGAAGTTTTATTTTTCTTCATTAGTTTAGATGAATTTTTCTTTACAATTTTTACATTTTTTACAAGTTCACGTAAAAGTTTAGGGGTTACATGTTGTTTATTTTTTTTCATAGAAGAAATATGATTAGTTAATAAATTAACAATACTATCGAATTGTAATAGTACATCATTTTTTGTTAATAAATCTTTAGAAAGATGTACTATTGGAGATGTAGGAGTGGTTTCTGTAGGAGTGGTTTCTGTAGGAGTGGTTTCTGTAGGAGTGGTTTCTGTAGGAGTGGTTTCTTTAGGAGTGGTTTCTTTAGGAGTGGTTTCTTTAGGAGTGGTTTTTACACTTTTTTTATTTTTCTTTACAACAGGTTTTTTTTCTTTTACAACACGTTTGGTTGATACACGAGTGCTCTTAGTAGTTTTAACTGCACTTTTAGAAGAATCAGATTTAGATTTAGCCATTTTCTATTTTTTTTATATTTTTAAATCGTTTTATACTTTAATATCTATATAAATATAAAAAAAATAATATAAATAACAATGGGAATAAATCAACTTAATAAATTCCTTAGAAAAAATTGTCCGGAAGTATTTGTGGAAATAGATTTGTCGGCATTATCTTATCGTAAAATAGCGATAGATACATCAATTTATTTATGTAAATTTAAGATAATTTTTGGTAAAAATTGGTTAAGAGAATTTATAAATTTTTTATGTCTTTTAAGAAAACATAAAATACATACAGTTTTTATATTTGACAACGGAGTTCCACCAGAGAAAAAAGAAGAAAGGAAAATGAGAAGTGATAATAGACAGAAAAACAAACAACGTGTTCAAATTATGGAAGAATCTTTGAATAATTATTATCAAACTGGAACGATAGATAGTAATATTAGAAATTTTTACGAGAAAAATTGTAAAAATAAAACACATAGTATATTCGGGAAAAATAAAAATAAAATTGATATAAAATGGGTGGAGTATAAAGTTGAAAAAATAAAATCTCAAATTATTCATTTTGATAAGAATGATTATATCAAGCTGCAAAAATTATTCGATATATTCCAAATACCTTGGTATTTCGCCGAACTAGAATCAGAAACATTGTGTTCTGAGTTATGTAAAAACGGTGTTGTAGACGGTGTTTTATCTGAAGACACTGATGTTTTGGCATATGGTTGTCCTATATTTCTATGTAAATTAAATATTAAAACAAATAAAATAATATGTATAGAGTATAAACACGTTTTAGAAGAATTAGGGATTGAAAGTTCATCTTTTTTGGATTTTTGTATAATGTGTGGTACTGATTATAATAAAAATATATACAAGGTTGGTCCTGAAAAATCGTTTAAACTAATACAACATTATAAAAATATAGAAAAAATCGGTGAAAATACATCGTATAATGTAGATGGGTTGAAATATAAAAATGTGAGAAGGTTATTTAATGATTATAAAAAAACCGATATAGAAAATATAAACTATTGTGGAAAACCTGATTACAATAAACTTCAGGAATTTATTTTTACAAATAATATAATTATAGATATAGATTATATAAAAAGTATTTTTGTGAATAAAGATATCATATTTAGTTGAAAAAATCAATAGTTTTATGTTCAATAAAATACATGACTTTAAAACTTTGGAGTTGACATATAACATCAGCTAAATCATCCTTTTTTTTTCTTTCATAAAGAGTTTGTAAATTTTTTTTATCGTCACGTAAATTTAGAATGTATTTAGTTTTTTCAACTGCCCATTTTTTACGAGTATTTTTATTTACACATTTCCATTTTATATTTCCATTTTTGTAAAAACCAGAATGAATTTTTCCACACCCTAATTTTTGTGTTTTATAATAAGATGGAAATTCTAATATTGTTTTAAATCTTCCATAATTTATTAAAAAATATGAGTAACAATGTTGACCTAATTTACTAGCTACATGATTTTTTCTCATTTGTTTTTCTATAATTACGATTTCACATTGTATCCAGTATTTTTTGAAATTATCTAATACATCAGTCATATTATGAAATATATTTTGTTCTAGTTTATTTTTATTTTTACAATTTTCAAGTAAATTAGTATTTTCGTATACCACAATTTCCCCATTTTTGTAAATTTCATCTAATGTTTTGGAGAAGTTTTCTGTAGGTTCACCGTTATCCAAATATTCGACATTGTTTTTAATTGTTTTTAATTTTTCGGTATTTATATATTCTATACAAAAGGCGAAATTTTTTTTCCCAATATCGAAACTCGCAATTAACATTTTATATTAAAAAACTAATTTTTAATATAAAAAGAATGTCAATTATTAATTGTTTCCCTTGTTTTAAAGATGATTCTATTGAACCTAGACGTGAAGTAGATATAATTGAAAATGGTATTTTTCTTGATTATCATACGTTAAAAAATTCATATGAAAAATTAAAAATGGAACATTATGATATTTATAATTTATATAATAATGTTGTTAAATTCAATAAAAAATTGGACGACGAAAAACAAAAATTAATTATACAACAAAAAAATCTAGATGAAAAAAATAAAAAATTAGTAAATAGAATAAAAAAACTAGAAAATGATGAAAAAATAAAAAAAACGATTAACTTAGAAGAACATTTTTTAAAACTAGAAAATGATAATCAAAAATTACAAAACATATGTGAAAAATTAAAATTAGAAAATGAACAATTAGTAGATAGAATTAATAAAAATAAAGATATATCAAATAGTGAAAATTATAAAATTATAAATCACGAACTAGTAAACAAAAACACAGAATTAAATAGAGAAAAACAAGAACTACAATTCCAACTGAACTATTGTAAAAATAGATGTGAAAATTTGAAATATAATTTACAAACTCATAAAAACGAACTACAAAAAAATCTAGTGGAAAAAGATTTTATACAAAATGATTTGAACTATTATAAATACTTAAATATAAAAAATAAACCGTAAATGTGTGGTATTTTCTTTTATAAAGGTCACGAAAATTATAATATAATTGAAAAAAATGCTTTAAAAATTAAACATAGAGGACCGGATAGTTATAGAAATCTATATTATGAAGATATGACATTCCATTTTTTTAGATTACGGATAAATGGATTGAATGATAATAGTGACCAACCTTTTCATATGAAAGGTATAATTTTAATGTGTAATGGTGAGATTTACAATTATAAAGAATTACAAAAGAAAGAAAATTTTGATTACAAAACCCAATCGGATTGTGAAATTATATTACATATGTATTTGAAACACGGTATTGAACATACTCTAAATGTCATCGACGGGGTTTTTTCATTTGTTTTGTACGATTCGATAAATGATATTTTGTATATAGCAAGGGATCATTTAGGTATTAGACCTTTATACATAGCTAAAAATGATAACGAATTGTGTGTAGCATCAGAATTGAAATCTTTACATTTCATGGCAAAAAAAACAGATATATCACAATTTCCCCCTAGGAGTTATTGGAATAGTTTTTCTAAAACTTTTCGTCAATATTACATACTTTCTATACCCACTGTATTATATTCTTCAGAGGATGAAATTTGTTCAAATATTTATACATTGTTGTATAAATCTGTAATGAAGAGAGTTGAAACGAGTGATGTTGAAATAGGATGTTTACTATCTGGTGGTTTGGATTCTAGTTTAATTGCTAGTATTTATTCGAAATTAAGTTCTAGACCGATAAAAACATTTTCTATAGGATTAGAAGGTTCCCCTGATTTGATAGCATCTAGGAAAGTTGTTGAAATGATAAAAAGTGATCATTATGAATATATAGTTTCTGAAAAAGACATGATTGATCATATAAACGAAGTTATTTATATTTTGGGTAGTTATGACATAAC